AGTACAATCCAAAGACGTGGCGGCGGAGGCGACATCAACGGTAACATTTCCAGAACTGGCATCCAGAAAACAGGCATCCCCATCCACGCACTTCGTCGTGTCTGCCGCACCCCCGGAAGTGGTTGACCATGTTGCGTCCGCACTCCAATTTCCGCCAACACCACGGGCGTATTTTGTCGCACTCCAAGCAGGGCTTGAAAGTAGCAGGACGAATGTAAGAGCGAGCAGGATCTTCTTCACGGCTTCACCGTAACCTTATTCTTTGCCCCGTTATTTTTCGCCGCATTGATAGCCCCGGCTTTCCTCACCTCTCTTGCCTCATACGCCAAACCGCCTGGCAAATCCGACTCAATGCTCAACGCCCGATTGGACAGCGATTGACTGATATAGGCCTCGTCGTAAGTCCCGAAAATCGGAACTTCAACCTGCTGAGTCGTTGCTCCTACGTAAAATTCGGCTGTGATTTTTAAAGCTTCCCCCTCGGCAACCCTTGAGAGTTCCTTGTACTCAACCTTCGCAAACGCCTGAGTCGAAAACAAAAGAACGATAAGAAACGCCGAAATAAACTTTTTCATAATTCCTCCTTATGTGTGCGTGACATAATCGGGTGACGGGCAAAAATAAAGCTCATCCACGGTGTTCGCAAAGCCTACAACTCTGATAACTGCGTCCGTCGTGATCGGCTGAGCCGTGACAATATCCCCCGCCGTTTCGCTGATGTACGCCGCCGCACCCACCGTAAGAGCCGGGAAAGCGGTGGCGGCATTGACTTTTCCGTACAGCAATATCGTGGTAGCACTTCCATCCCCCGCCGCCGCAAGAACGCAAATTCCAATCTTTCCGCCCGAAGTGGATGCCGCACTCGCATCGGCCAATTCCCAACGGCTGTCAACAACGGCAAGATAAACAAGGTCACCAAATGCAAGAGGCGCTCCTGCTGTACCAGACTCCGTTATCCCTGAATACTTCCCGTCCGCAGAAAGGGCCGCATCTAGAACTATCTGCCCCGAATCTTCACCCATCTGCTGATTGCCTGTCCAAGTCGTTGCCCCGGTATTGGTAGAAGTGATTGACGTTGCGGTAGATGTCCCCAATGCCCACCCCGTCACCGTCACGTTGTCGTCTAGCGTAGGAGAACCCCATGTCCCGCCAAGCTCCCCGCCCGGTGATGTTCCCACCACAATCTCGGCACTCAATGTCCCATTCGCCGTTCCGACTAAATAGTCAGCATCAGTGGGCGCGCCGCTACCCCCGCTTACATACACCGGATTCCCTGAAGTACCAAGTTCCCTGCCATCCTGGTCAACGAGCATGGCCCTTTCCGCGGCCCACAATGGCTGAGCCATAAGCAGGGAGGAAAGTAGAATAGCAAGAAACTTCTTCATGTGTCCTCCTATACGTTCGTAATGTAAATAGGATTTCCGGAAGTCCCCAATGGACGGCCGGCAGAGTTTACAAGAGTCACCAATCGGGCCGCTAGGGCCACACTGACAGTGATGACTAGAATAGCCAGAGCAATGATGATGGCCTGCTTTAAGAGCCTCATACGTTCGCTCCCACTCCCTCCTGGACGTGGAGTTTGGTTGTGAAGAGTTCATCAACAGAGGCGCTGGTGATAACTGTCTGAACCTTCCCGCGCACCGGGATATTCGCCTCAACAACAACCTCTCCGGTGTTGTTTGTCTGGCGCCAGAGTGTGTCGCCGGACTCATCACGGAGTTCCACAGCATAGGTAGTAGTTGCCGTAAGGGGGTAGACGTTGATGAGCTTAATGATGCCTCCCACCAGCTTGTTTGAGGTGTAGGTTACCGAACCGCTTGCCGGCGTCCCCGTCACAGTCTCCTTGTGAATTAGCATGACACCCTCCCCGGCCGGTACTTCTCAATACTGACGGCCTTGCCCATGATTTTGAAGAGTTCCTCTATGTACGGGCGAGTCTTCTTTTCCCACTCCCGCTGTTTACGCAGAACCCCAAGGGGCATTGTCTGCATCTCATCCACAGTCGGCATACCGACCTGAATGAGCGCAATCAACTCCCGCTTACGGGTCTCAACTGTAGTGTCTTCCACTACAGGAGACACCGGAGCCTCTTCTTTAGGCTGCTCCTGAACCTTACGACTCTTGCCCTTTGCCATATAACCCTCCTTTAAGACCACCGTGCAAGGCGGTCACTCTCCCCCTGCGGCCGGAGGTATTCGATTCTGCCGGCATCGGGGTTTTCAGGCTCCAAGCGGCGGTTAATGTGTTTGAGTTCATCAATTTCTCGCGAGTTTGCCTTCTCCCAACGAAGGTGCTTCTCAACATTCTCCGGGGTAGGTTTCCACATCTCTGTGTGAGTAGGCATGCCGTTACGGACCCGGTCTTCAAGGTCCTTCTTACGGTGGGCCAGCCGGTCAATCTCTGCAGGGGTCAACTTCTCCTGCTTGAACTTTTCCCGCATCTGCTCCATGTCAGACATGGGGACATCATCACGCATGGTGTGCCGCTCATCATAGTCAACACGCTTGCTCATGGCAGTCTAAGCGCCTCCACGCTAGGGAGGCTTTTCAGCTGCTCCCGAAGTTGAATGTAGCGGTTAATGTTCCGGTTGTTTCTCTTCTCCCACCGGCGATGGCGGTCAATAGTACGAGGCTCACCCTTCATCATTTCAAATTGCGTGGGCATCCCTTCAGAAATCTTCTTTTGTAACAGGTCCGCCTCAGCCAACAATGCCGCCTGAGGGTCCAGCGGGGTTTGGTCCGCCGGACTCTCAGAAGGCACCGCTTCAGAAACTGGAGCCGTCTCCGCTCCCGGTAGTGTTACCATTCCGTCCATGAGAGGGTCATCTGTCATATCAGTCTCCTAAGTTAAGGTACTAAGTTGTCTGCACTGCAGTTCTTGCAGTTTCAAGCCACCGGGTCCCATCGCTTACGAAGGAGACGGTGTAGACGTCAGAGGCCAGGTTCGCGAGAGTGAGGGTCCCCGTCGAGATAATGTTCGTCCCAAAAGTGATGACCTCGTCTCCAATGCCTGCCGCATCAGTCACGAAAATAATCGTCATCCTGTCACCAGCAGACCCAGCACCGGACGCATCAATCGTCTGGTCCTGATTGTCGGTCGTGATGGTGTCAGAGAAGACGGCACTGCCAGCCTGCACAGTCAACGTAACTGAAGTTCCTGGCGTCAATGCAGTCACAGCACCCGTTAACTGCACTGTACCAGTAACAGCAGGGAAGGTAATAGTCTTCGTGCTGCTGGTAGGGTCAGTAATCGCGAAGGCTGTGTAGACAGTATCTGCAGTGCTGCCGTCAAAGTTAATGGGCGTTGCGCCTGCAATCTTACCAGTCAAGGTCGTGATGTCAGTGACCGCAGAGCCGAGGGTCGTGTTGCTGTTCAACTCAACAGCGCCATCAAAGTTGGCATAGCCGTTCACGTCAAAGTCGGGGTCACTTGTAGAGCCGCCGGTTTCACGAAACGTAATGTCGCCATTGCCGTCGATGTCTAGAACAGAGGCATCTGAGCCGATGTCCATAACCTCTAAGCAAAGGTCTGTGGCGGCAGCTCCCGCCTCAGAGCCGCAATCCAGCTGCAGACCATTCACGTTGGTCTGAGTGATTGCTGCATTGCTTGTGCCTCCAAGTAAGCCGAGGCTCACAAGGAGGAACAGAATAAGTAATTTCTTCATTTTACTTTCCTCCTGATTGTTGTGTGCCGTTTAGCTTACAATGTGGCCGTAAATCCATCTCCAGTCACTGAATCCCCGGCTGAATCTCATGTAGGCCGAGAACTTGGACAGGTAAGTGTCAAAGTCCTTGTCCCGCCCGAATTCAAGGGGAATACGGTCAAACCAGAGAAGAAACTGATTCATCAACGTGCTGTCAATCATGAACCAGTTGTTGGAGTCGGTCAGGTAATCCCACACCGCGAGTTTATACTTCCCGAAGTGGAAGTTCGCGTTGTTGTTTGCCGTTTCGACCTTGCCGCGGCTGGAAACAATCTCCCACGCGGTTTGTTCCAGGTTACGAGGGACGAGAAGCATGTCAGAAATGACACTGATTTTCTCCCCCTCAGAATCCCGGAAGTCAGCCATAGCGACGCGAGCGGCCTCAACAGCAGTGGCTGAGATAGCGGTCGTGGCGCGGTTAGACTGGGTAGAAACGCCAGGAGTCGTTGACGTGTGCGACGCGTTACAGAGTGACAAAGCGTCTCCGCCGTCAGTTCCGGTGAAGGCATTGTTAAAAATCTGCGCCCCACGTTTTTCTCTGGTTCTGCGCGCGGCCACGGACAATCCTGCCGGCTTCTTGTTCATGATGTTATACAGGTCGTCATCAAACAGGCGACGCTGGACTTTGAACCCCTTGGCAAACTCCACCGGGGTGTAGGTGACGTCGTACTGTTGGTACACGTCATCGTAGCCGATAGTGCCAGTGAATTCATTGAAATCTCCAAACCCACCAACGGCAGAGTCTTTCTCTTCCGGCTTATCGGAACTCTGCATGTTGTATAGGTCCGGGAGCATTGAAGCTATCTGGTTGAACTGGTCTTCGAAAATCTTGCGAAAGCCAGGTGTCAACAGGTCCCCGAAATGTTCAGCTACTGCGGGCATGTTGTATATCCTCCTTCATGTGTGCTTCAGGGGGAAGCAGGGCCTGAAACCCTGCCCCCCATCAGCCATTCCCTATCCGGTGAGGGTTAGGAAATTGGGTTATAGAGGTGGTCCAAAAGGGCCACATCTGCGAAAAAGTGAGCGTTCCCAGTCAAATCAAGCCCACGATGCCGACGGGCACGGAGGGGTTGAAGGGACCAGCCGTCGTCCTGAATGTAGTTCTCAAGGACGTGCAAGGAAACACCTGAGCCAATAGCAGCGTTCGACCCAAGACCAGTCGCAGCGGCGTTTAAGTCCGTCGTGCGGTGGTTCACGGGAAGAATCTTGATGCCGGTGCCAGATGTTTCGTCGCCTCCGGTAAATGCAGAATCCATCGTCGCACTGCCAGCTGCTGAGGCAGACAGTTGGCGAAGGTTTGCGTCATTTCCAGACACAGCCGCAGTCACCACAAAAATCCAGCCCGTGTCGATGTCATCTTCAAGGGAGGTAATGGTAACGGTCGTGGTAGAGGATGAAGCAATCGCCAGCGTGTCGGCCTGGTCGTATTCAGCCAGGTAGACAGCGAAGGGATTGATTATGCACTTGTTGTACGGAGGATTGGCCACGTCAGGCAGCGAAGCGACAGAGACAGTGTCTCCACTCGTTGCTGCTGAGTTGGGGTTTGGGCCTGAAGTGTTGCGGGCCATTAAAGAAATGCCCAGGGCGTCCACAGCTTCGGCACTTGAGCCGGTGTAGGCGGTGACCATGGCGATTCCGTGGTCTGCATTACTGTCAGGGTCCGTTGTGCCGAGCATGACGAGTTCTCCCAAGTCAATCAGGGCCGCGTCATACACCTGCACGTAACGCTCAATCGGTTCTGCTCCAGTCAAATCGTAATGCCATTTCATTGTAGTTCTCCTTTCGGGGATTGGTGCCCCATAGGGTTGAGCGGGTCATTCCCACCCAGCCTTAACTCTTTTTAAAGCGGTGAACGCCCACCTTATATTCCGGGTTGAGACCGCGGAAGCTGTGGTAGGGTTTGCCCACCTCTCTTGTGCGGCGGTCATCGCCAAAGTGGCCTTGAGGAGTCAGGTCCTCACGGTAAGTTTGGTGACAGCCCTTGCACTGATAACGAACGACATACGGGCCAATTCTTTCAAGGAGTTTGACTTTGGAGCCATAACATGAAGGACATATTGCCGTGCCAGAGTAGGCTGCACGGTGCAGTTTCCGAAAAGGATTACGCATCATGATGGTGAAGCTCATTGGTGCCCCCTATAAGCGGACTCGCTGGCACCGCAGAAGGGACAGCCGTCACTTACTCTAGCATCCTGTGTAGCAACGGCGTCTTGGTCGTTGGGAGTCACAGTCGTTGTAGGGAAAGTGATTGCCGGCTCCTGCATGTTCAGGTTGTGCCGCTCAGTGTCCACCGGGAATCCGCACTGCCAGCAGCGAATCCATCGGGACTCATTGGGCTTGGCGGAGCCTCTCATAGCATCAGGTGGAAGGTCAATGCCTTTGAGTGTACCTAAAGGCTGCCTACCGGTTCCTGATGGGTGGACGTCTTTAAAAGCACCATAGCTTCTGTAACCCACACTAGCCTCTCTTTGCCTTTTCGTACTTCATGGGTATGCGGCCAGGGGAGGGTCTTCCTGGAAGGACATCGCCACAGCGGTCGAGGTACTCCTTAGCGGACATTCCGTATCTGGACGCAATTTTCTGCTGGTCCGGGGTCAGTTGGGGTTCAGTTGCACCGGAGGAGGCGGGGGTTGTGCCGGTGCCAGTCGGAGCGAAGGTCGCCGCGGCTGCTGCCTGGCGCGCTTGCTCTGTCTGTTCACCTGCGGCCCTGGCTGCCATAATCGCATCCGGGGTCTGTCCCGCTTCCACCTTAGCTAACTTCCACAACTGCTTCAGGCCTTTGTAAGAGGCGCCGGCTGGAGGGTTCTCCTGCAGTAGGCGGGCAAAGTTCTGGTAGACGGGGTGGCCGGCACGCTTTGCCGGGTCCTTCAAGGCTGCGTCCTCACTGAAAACTTCAGAGAGAAACTGCTCCCTGCCCTTCGAAAACTCAGTCTTCGCTTGCTCCTTCTTGTAGGCCTGCCGGGACCGCCAATCAATAGCGGAACCAGGGTCAGCCGCGTGCCACTCATCCCAGCTGCCATAAGTGGCAGGGACGGCGTCTTCTGCGGGCTGCTCCGTAGCAGCAGGTCTGGGTTCTCCTGCACCATCTCCTTGGTGAAGTGCCCTGTAATAAGCCAACTCACTGTTGACCTCGTCAAAACGCTGCCTGGGAATCCAACCCTCACGCTCAGGTGTTGCTTGAGGTGTGGTCTCGGTTCCTGGAGCTGCGGCCGGCGGCGTCGCGCTCCCCGCAGGCGGCTGCTGGCCCGCGGGCTGTTGTGTTCCGCCCGGTTGACTTGCTGGAGTTATTGGGTCTGTCATTACTGTCTCCTGTTTTTGCCCTTTCGGCTACCCGTTTTTGCCGGAGTCTCGTTCTCCGATGAGCCTATTTGGACGGTTTTCCTAGCTGAAGTTCCCTTTGAGACGCTCAAGCCTGAGCTTGATTTCGTCTCCACCACGGATGCGCCCGCCATGAAAGGCCGCGACTTTTCCGTTGACATCTGCTGGGTCTGCTAGGCTACCCTGCAGCTGCCGGTCAACAGTAGTCTGGTAACTTACAATCTCACGGAATATCATATCCCGCACGTAGGGCCAGTACTGACTGTTGAAAAACTCCCTCAAAGTTCTTGAAACGTGAGGGTCTTCTATTGGGAGGGGGCCAGTTTGCGGCTCGGTGGCCGGTGCCGGCTGTTTTAAGTTCTTTGAGATTGTGTCCGGCATATCAAGTTTACCGCCATCCCGTCTACTTAGGAAATCGACCATCATACTTAAAGGGTTTAGCGCCATTTAAAATCCTCCATCGAAGCCGCCCATCGGCTGGTCGGCGGATATTGGTGTGGGAGCTGAGGTGGGGCCGGGGGCGGAGGAAGGAACTTCCTCTTCGCCGACGAACTGTTCCTGACCTTCGCCAGGCTCGCCCTGCTGACGCTGCATAGCTTTTGCCATTTGCTGGACTAGAAGCTGACGGCCGAGGGCAATGACATCTTCGACCAGCTTCCTCTTCGCAGGGTCAAGCTCTTCGTATTCTGTGGAGTCCTTAAAGACATTCATACCGGAGATGATGGTGATGAGGTCCATTTTAGGAGTCATTTCCGGTGCGTAACCTTGCTTGATTTCCTCAATCATGGTGCGGACCTGTTCTATAGCATCCCCCATGTCGGCGGGCTTTTCGCCCAGCACGCGGCGCACGTCCCGGTTATAGGCTTTCAGGAGGTCTGCACTGATTTCCCATATACGCGCGGGCGAGCGTTGGACGAGGGGGTTTTGGAGCATGGCCTGGTACATCATCGTGGCTATTTGACGGCCGACGGAGATGTTAGAGGTTTCTGTGTCTCCGGTTAAGTAGGCATGGAACTTGCCTTGCAGGTCCTTGCGATTCAGGCCCTTTGGGAAGAGTTGCTTGCCGTCGTCACCTAGGACACGCTCTGCAGTGCCGGGAGGAAGGAAGCGCTGGTAGAGAGTGGTTAAGCGGGTAAGGGAACGAGCCACGCCGCGCTTCACACGCTCACCCAAGAGGTTGAAGCGGATGTTGCCTTGGCCGACGACTATCTGAGTTCCGCGCGCGGTGGCACGGGACTTGAACACTTCAGACTCCCGGCCGAGTTGAAAGCTGCCGGCAATGGAAAGTTTCTCAATTTGCTGCTGGGTCATGGCTTCTTCACTGGCTAGGACAGTGGACGGGTTGCCGAACTGGGCGAATTGCGCGTCCCGGATGTCGTCCAAAGGAATCCATGTGCCAGGGGAGAGGGTAATTTTGTCCGGTTTGAAGCCGCTTGCAGCACGGTAGAAGCCGAAAGGGATAATGGAGACGGACCCGGCGTCAATGCGCTGATTGTGGATTGCGTCACGTTCCAAGGCAAGGAGGCGTATCATTTCAGGTACGCCGATGCCGTAAAAGAAGTTCTTTCGGGGCATGAGCCAGGTGGCTTCAAAGGGGCGGCGGCCGTCAGGGAATGGCTGGTAGCGGCCGGCAGCGTAGAGTTTAAGCTGCTTGGCTACGGTGAACACACACTCCGAGCGGAAGCCTTCATTCTCCGCGTCGTAGGCGCCATGCCACTCAATCATCTTGATGCGCTTGCGCTGGCGGATTTGCGGAAGGGAGAAGCCTGCACTGCGGAGGCGTTCCAGTTCTTCGCCGTCCTCGTTCTGTAAAAGCTCATCCACCTGGGCATCCATGTTGGTTGGCAGGGTGGAGAGAAAGTGGCCGCGGCGGATGAGTTCTTGAATTTCAGAAACGGTTAAGTAGTAGACACGCATACAGTGACTCATGCGCTGGAGGTCTTGGCCTTCGGTGAGCGGAATCAGGAAGTCCTCTAAGTTAAGGTTCTCCATGTAGCCGCGCTCTATGAGTTCCACCTTGCGCTTGATTTCCTCAGGGCTGAGCGGGTCGTTTGGGTCCTTGGCTTCCAGGTCCCAGTACACGTTCCGGGTCTTGTCCCAACGGAGCCAGCTGACTTGAGTGCCGTACATGATGGTGGAGTGGACGTGTTCGTCTAGCTTGTCTATCAAATCCTGCATATCCACACGGAAGGCCCAGTTCATGAACCGGGTCACGTTGTTCAGGTTCTTGACAGAGGGGGCGTTCTCTGCACGGTAGTTAGCTAAAGGGTCTGTTGCAACGGCTCCAAAGAGACGGGGGTGCATGTTCTCTACGGCGATAGGGACGTCACCAGCGGAAATGTTGGAGGCTCCGTCAAAGGGTCCACCCTTGGAATCCCGCTCTTGTTCATACAGCTTTATGACATCCCGGATGCGCTGAAGGAAGGGGGTCATGGCTTTGGAGTCAGTGTCCTCGTCTAGAAGGACCATATCCACAATGTCCCGCTGTCTGCCTAAGTCATAATCAAACTGCTTCGTCCAAGTCTTGGGGTCCTGGAATTCTGC